TCTTGGATTGTATGGTGCAACACGAACGACGAAAGCGAAAGGCTAGCGAAGGCAATCCCTGACGCCGTCGAGATTCGCGGATCGGATACAGCAAAGAAGAAAGAAACAGCCGCCGCTGATTTTGTTGATGGTAAGATTCGCGTTCTGATTTCAAAAAGCGGAATCTTTGGCTACGGCATGAATTGGCAGCATTGCCGAAACATTGCCTTCGTCGGCCTGTCCTACTCTTTCGAGGACTTTTACCAGGCGCTCCGTCGCTCTTACCGATTCGGCCAAACTCGCGAGGTAAACGCCTACGTTGTTCATGCAACAACAGAGGGCGCGATTATGAGGACCATCGCGAGGAAAATTAATCAACATTCTGAAATGCAAGAAAGCATGAAACTCGCAGCCACAGCATTTCGAGAGGGAACCAAAGAACTAACAATGAAAACAGATATTGAAAAGAAAGAAGGAGAAGGCTGGACGGTTTACCACGGCGATTGTGTCCGAGTTGCCAAGTCGCTGCCGGATGCGTCGGTGGACTTTTCCGTTTTCTCGCCTCCGTTTGCGGACCTGTTCACCTATTCGGATGATTTGCAGGACATGGGGAATTGCAACGACTTGGAAGAGTTTACGAAGCATTTCCAGATTCTCATCGCTGAACTCGCTCGCATCGTTGTTCCTGGTCGCGAGGTGGCAGTTCACTGCGTTGACCTGCTTGCAACGAAATGGAAGCACGGGTATATCGGCTTTCAAGATTTCTCTGGCGAGATCATCAGGGCATTTTGGAAGCACGGGTTCACCTTGCACGCGCGAGTCACCATTTGGAAAAACCCAGTGACTGAGATGCAAAGGACAAAGGCCCACGGACTTCTCCACAAGACGCTTTGCACGGATTCGGCTGGATCAAGAGTTGGTGCACCGGATTACCTTTTGGTGTTTCGAGCGCCAGGTGAGAATCCGAAGCCGATCACAAAAGACAGGAACAAGTATCCTGTCTCATGGTGGCAGGAGGTGGCGTCTCCAGTATGGATGACCGTTGATCAAGGCCGTGTTCTGAATCGAGACGGCGCTCGCGATCACAAGGACGAAAAGCACATCTGCCCATTGCAGCTTGATGTCATCGAGCGAGCAATTGAGCTTTGGAGCAATCCCGGCGATCTGGTCTTTTCTCCATTTACCGGCATTGGAAGCGAAGGCGTGGGGGCGCTTACCTTGGACCGGCGCTTTGTCGGATCGGAACTAAAAGAAAGCTATTTCAAACAGGCCTGCGAGAACTTGGCCGGGGCGAAGCTCCAGACTGAGCTTTTCTAGTTGCGATTTCAATTCGTTTTGTTGAGCCTAAAGATGCCGACCGTATCGGCACGGAGTCAGACCCGTAGAAATGAATACTTTGAAACAGTCCTCGTCCCCCCATCGCGCTGGTGTATTCGCCAGGTCTGACCGTGATGGGTGGGCGAGGGCTTTTTTGTGCCCATGAAAGACTATCAAAAAAAACTTAAAGACCCTAGATGGCAAAAGCTACGGCTTGAAGTCATGGATCGCGACGATTGGAAATGCCGACTGTGCTTTTCCGAAGGCTCAACCCTTGCCGTCCATCACAAAAAATACACTGGAGAAAATCCATGGGATGCAAATTCCCGCGAACTAGTGACGCTCTGTGAGGACTGCCACACTGCGATGCACGAAGGCAACCTTGAAAACATGCCGCCCCTTGTGGATTCATTCTACAAGGCCGTGACGCAGGCCCGACTCACCAACGACAGCAAAACCTTGATTCGATGGATTGAAGTCGCCAGTAAGCGGTTTTTGTCAGCTTGCGACGAAATGGAGCTTTCAATTGTCCCGCTTCAATCTCGTCTTGTTCATCTAATCGAGAAGGAGGCAATGAAATGAACGACTCCGTTTACACAATCAAGGATTGGGCAAAGCATTTTGAAAACAACCGATCCCGCACGGTTGAGAATCTGCGCTGGGTTTGTGTCCCCAATAAGCACGATGGCGAAGGTTTTGCGACCGTCATGGAGCAGGAAAATGCCGCTGAATTGTTCGCCGCGTGGGTCTTGATTTTACAGGTGGCATCCAAGTGTCAGGAGCGTGGCAGCCTTGTGCGGGAAGATGGCACTCCCCTGACAGCCAAAGCAATCGCCGTAAAGACTCGCGCACCAGAATCATGGTTCAAGGAGGCGCTTAAGTTCTTCACTACCAAGGTAAAATGGATGGACTGTCAGGCAACTGACACCCAAGTGACAGCCGACTGTCAGGCAAGTGTCACCCAAGTGACTAAGAAGGAAGGGAATAGAAGGGAAGGGAATGGGAGTGAATCGCAGAGCGCGAGCAAGGCTCGCCCACACACCCGCGATGAGTTTGATGCCTTTTTTCAAGAGCTTGGCCTTTACCCTCGCGATGCCGAAGCAACCTGGAACAAGTGGGAGGGCAATGGGTGGGCAAACGGAGGCAAAAAGATCGCCTGCTGGAAATCGACCGTCAGGGCATGGAAAGCATCAGGCTACATGCCAAGCCAGAAAAGCCCGTCTGACTACGAGCCGCAATGGCCAAAGGCACAACCCGCCGCTGAGACGGATCCCGAAGAAGAGGACGACCTGATGGCCAAGCTGCTGCGGCACAAGCAGGCCGAGGCGAGAGAGGCAGCAGGAGACCATCCAGACTACTGGACCGAAGAGGAAACCCAAGAACGCGAGGAGGCCGGATGCTTCTGACCGTCTCAGACCTTTCCTCGCAACTCGTCGGCAGGATCGAGGAGCTTGCGCCAATGCTCCTCCCTGGTGGAAGGCGTCACGGCAACGAGTGGGTCTGCGGCGACTTGTCTGGTGCGCCAGGTGATTCACTGAAGGTGACGATGACGGGAGGGCACGCAGGCCAATGGAGAGATTGGGCGACGGATGACCATGGCGACCTTGTGGACTTGTGGCGTCTCTCTCGCGCGATTTCAGCGGGGGAAGCTATTTCCGCAGTCAGGACATACCTCGGCATCTCCGATCCTGTCAGACAGCATGAGAAGCGGGTTTACGGCCACGCTCCCGCGATCAAGTCTGAAGCTCCATCGCCAAATGGCCGCGCTTACCAGTTTTTGACGCAAACGCGGAGGCTGAAGCCGCAGATCATCGAGAGGCTGAAAATCGAGATCGACACAGAACGCAAGGCCATCGTTTTCCCGTGCATCTCTCCAGCCGGCGAGATCATCAATCGCTCGTATCGGACCTTGGGCGACAAAAAGAAGGTTTGGCAGGACAAGGACTGCGCACCAGGTCTTTTCGGATGGCAGGCCGTCCCTGAGTCGAGCTATCGTTCCAAAACCATTCTGCTCTGCGAGGGGCAGATCGACGCGGCAACTTGGCTTCAATGGGGGATTCCTGCGCTTTCAGTCCCCAACGGCACAGGGGCAACCTGGGTGGAGTTTGAATGGGACAACCTCCAAGCGTTCGATTCGATCTATCTGGCGTTTGATCAAGACGAGGCCGGAAGGAAGATCGCCGACATGGCGGTGACCCGCCTAGGGAAGCATCGCTGCTTCATCGTCGCAATGCCCAAGAAGGACGCGAACGACTGTCTACTAGCTGGATTTACCGCCGAGGGCGCACGCGATTGGGTGGCCAATGCAAAGCGTCCACGCATCGAGCGACTTGTGACGACGGCGGAAATGGAGGATCGCCTTGTTGAGGATGTTAAACCAAAGCCCGAGCCGTTTTCGATGCCATTCCTAAAGATGGATTGGCACAATGGAGACGGGTTTTATTTCCGCCCAGGTGAGCTGACAATTTGGGGCGGATTTTCGCACGCTGGCAAGTCTACCATGCTGAACTACATGGTCGCCCAGCTCTTGGGAGCGAGGATTCCGGTCTTCATCGGCTCTTTCGAGATCCGCGTCGAAACGCAGCTTCGCAAGATGCTCTCGGTATTCTACGGGAAGAAGAACATCAACGAAGCGGCTGCGCGTGAGTTTGCGCGGAATGTAGGCGAGACGATTGTCTTTTCCGATGTCGTCGGCTCAATCACCAAGGACTCGCTGATGGAAATGATGTGGTTCTCACATCGCCGATATGGCACAAGCCATTTCGTGATTGACTCACTGATGCGCGTGCAGGGCTTGGAGGAGGATTACCCAGCCCAAGGTGAGTTTTGCAATCGGCTCCAAGACTTTGCAAAGGAAACGGGAAGTCATCTGCATCTGGTTGCGCATTTGGCAAAACCAGCGCAAGATGTAGCAAGACCCAGCATGTATGCCATTAAAGGCTCGAGCTTGATGGTCAACAATGCAGACAACGTCCTGCTTGTCCTCCGCAACCCTGAGAAAGAGAAAAAGCGCAAGGCCGGAAAATTGACGAGCGAGGAAGAACGCTCCATGCACGACTCGGAGATCATTGTCGAGAAGCAACGCGAAACCGGATGGCTCGGCATGTTCAAGCTCAATTTCGATTCGGCTAGATTCCGATTTACAGAATTTGATTCAACCAAAGCAATGCAATGAGAACAGCAAACATCAACGTAACCCGAATCGATAAGACCGCCCTTTACGAGGGTAAGAACGGAAAATACCTGAGCCTCGTCTTCTTCGATAACAAAGACGGGCCTGACCAGTTCGGCAACGACGGCTTCGTGACTCAAGACTTGGGCAAGGAACGCCGCATGGCAGGAGAGAAAGGCCCGATCATCGGCAACTGGAAGGAAGTCGGGACCAAATCACCAACGCCGTCGCCAGCCAGACAGGAAAGCTCCGTGATCGTTTCCATCGAGGATCATTCCGACATCCCGTTTTGAGGAACGGTATTCGCCGATTGTGGCGGATTAGAGCAATCAGGGCGAGAGACTCG